GTCGGTACTCGCAGCTGGAGCCTGTCAATCACCAAAGAAACGCTGGACGTTACCGATCACGGTGATACTTTCCGGTCGTTTGTTGGCAGCCTGATTAGTGGTTCCGGCACTATTGAGCTGGTCTTCAACGAGGGCGAATCCACTCAGAAGACCTTCTTTGACGACGTGCTGAAGACCGCTGACGCTGTTGACGCATCGTTTGAGTTGTTCCGTACTGGGAACACCAACGACGCTGACTCGTTTACTTTTGCGGGCATCATCACCGATGCGGAGATTACTTCTACGGTTGGTGAGCTTGTAATTGTTAGCTGCAGCTTCGTCACTAGCGGCACGATTACATCGAACGCTTAATGCAGGGCTATAGTTTGGGCGATAAATGTGTTGCCTAAATGCCTGCTCAAACTCGCACCGTTGATCTGCTGGTTGGGGCGTTTGACCTCAACCAGCGCCGCAAGTTTGAACTGAAGAACACAGAAGGCGAAAAAATCGTCGATCTGTATTTCAAACCCATCACCCGCGCTGACCGGAAGAAAGCACAGCAGCTGGCGGGCACTGACGAAGCTCTGGACATCAGCACCAACATGCTGTGTCAGATTGCCGAGCTGGAAGATGGCACCAAGGCGTTTGCTGCTGCGGATGCGGCCAAGCTCCAGCGCAGGCTGCCGGAATCTGTGCTGAATGAGATTGAGCTGTTCTTGTTTGGCCTTGGTGAGGACGCTGACCTTGAAGACGCAAAAAACGACTGAAGCAGGACAAGTGGACCTTCTTTGAGTTCCACCTGGCCTGCGAGTTGGGCATGACAGTCAGCAGGCTTCGCACGGAACTAACCGATGCGGAGCTTGTGCATTTTGCTGCTTACTACGAGCTGAAGTCAGATATGGAGGAAGAGGCAATGCAGCGCGCAAAGCAAAGGCGGCGGTAGTATTGACTTATTGCTAGGCAGCCGTGGCAAACGATGTAACCCTGCTACTTAAGCTGAACGATCAAGTCAGCAGGCAGCTCAGCAAGATAAAGCAAGGTGCAAAAGGCCTGGAAAAGGCATTTGAGAAAAACGGAAAAGCAGTAAGAAACCTTGAGGCCGCTTTCCAAAGGATGGGGCGCAAAGGCATAAGAAGCTTCCGTGATCTAGAAAGTAACGCGGCCCGCCTTGGCAAACGCATGAGCGGGCTCAGGGGCAATATCGCTAAGGCTGGTGTTGCTTTTGCGGCTTTCAGGGCGGTTCAAGCAGGCATTGCACGAGCAGAGTCTGAGCGTCGCCTGAAGCTGCTGGGCCAACGTTTTGGGGAGGTTGGTCAGCTGCAGGGTGCAGCAGCTGCAGCGGCCCGTAAGTTCAACCTCAGCCAAACAGAAGCCAACCAATCACTGGCAAACGCCTTTGCACGCTTGCGGCCTCTAGGCGTTTCGCTCAAAGACATCACCTCAACATTTGGTGGCTTCAGGACTGCTGCTGTCCTTGGTGGTGCAACAGCGGCTGAGGCTTCTGCTGCATTTACGCAGTTGTCACAGGCGTTGGGTTCTGGTGCGTTGCGCGGTGATGAGTTCCGCAGCATTGCAGAACAGGCACCGCTGGTATTGCAAGCCATTTCTGATGAAACAGGCATCGCAGCCGGTCAACTCAAAGAATATGCAGCTCAAGGGTTGCTGACTAGCGACATTGTCATCAAGGCCCTGAAACGGATTGAGGCTGAGGGTGCTGGCAGGCTTGCCCAAGCTTTAGACGGTCCGGCAGGAAAAATAAAAGAGTTCCAGAATGCATTTGAAGAAGTGCAAGTTGCAGCGACTGAAACAATCATTCCTGAACTCAGTAAATCATTTGTCATCTTGGCGGGCATCATCACCGACTTGAAACCTGTAATCAAAGGTGTTGGTGATTTTGCCGCAACAGTTCTAGGTGGTATTGCAAGGACGGTTGAGCGTATTCGCGATCCAGGCAAGCTCGCGTCTGAAGTGCAAACGGATCGGGCGCGCAAGTTGATGGCTAAAGGCATTTCTTTGCGCCGACTCACGGGTTCGGGAATGTCAAACATCCCGGCATTGTCCGCCGCAGATCAGAAACTTTTGTTTGGAGCAAAGCCTGTTGCTGCGCCAAAAGGCACAACAACCGTTACTAAGCCGGAAAAGAAAAGCGATACAGTCGACACTGATCCACTTGCGGGCCTTAAAGAGCAAGTGAAGCAGTTGAAGCTTCGAAATGCTTTAGCTGCCGCTGGCACCAAAGAAGAAAAGCTTCAAGCACAACTACTTTTTGACATCGCTGAACTAACTGCAATCAGGACTGATGACAATGCGGCATTAGTGGATGAAGCTATTAAATTAACCGGCAAGCTTGTTTACCAAAACCAGTTGAACAGCGAAGCTGAGCGGATAGAAAGGGAACGGGCAAAGCAAGCCAAAGTGCTGAACGATTTATACCAACAAGTTGGGGACACAGTCAGTACAGCGATTGTCGATTCTTTGATGCAGGCAAAGAGCGTGACAGAAGCCCTAGGCGGCGCTTTACAAAATATCGGGCGTCAGCTTGCTCAACTTGGCATTAACACCCTGCTTAAGAGCACCGGGTTAGGCATCTTTTCGGCTTTACCAGGATTCGCCAATGGCGGTCGCCCACCAGTTGGGCGGCCTTCAATCGTGGGAGAGCGTGGCCCTGAGCTGTTTGTCCCTAGCCGTTCAGGCACGATCATCCCGAACCATGCGATGGGTGGGGCTAGCGTGACAGTAAATGTGGACGCCTCAGGGTCACAGGTGCAAGGCAATCAGCCGGGTGCCAAGGCTCTTGGTTCTGCTATTGGCGCAGCCGTGCAAGCTGAGCTAATCAAGCAAAAGCGTCCCGGTGGTCTCTTAGCAATCTGATGGCTACTTTCCCTTCAATCACGCCGACCTACGGCCTACAAAAATCAAGCCGACCAAATGTGCGTATTGCTCAATTTGGTTCGGGTTACAGCCAGCGGTCCACGTTTGGCCTAAATCAAAACCCCAAGGAATATGCTTTGACCTTTGAGGTATCAGAGACAGATGCTGACACCATCGAAACGTTTTTAGATGCCCGTGGTGGAGCAGAGCATTTTGATTTCACACCACCTGGCGAAAGCAGCAGTGGAAAGTACATCTGCCAAGAATGGAGCAAGACGATTCCATACTTGAATCGCGCAACAATACAAGCCACGTTTAGGCAGGTATTTGAAGCATGAGCACGCCGCAATCGATCCAAGAGCAGATCCAATCGCTTGAGCCTTCAGCGATTATCGAGCTGTTTCAGCTGGAACTGACCAGTGCTATCAACGGCATTGATCAGACGTATTACTACCACGCTGGCACAAATGAACTGATTGCAGACATTGTTTTCAACGGCATCACCTACGCGGCTTTTCCTATTGAGGTAGACGGTTTTGAAAAAACGGGCAAGGGCACGCTGCCCCGGCCTTCAATGAAGATCGCCAACGTTGATAACTCCATATCATCCTTGCTGGTGTTGTATAACCCGCTGAAGGCCAAGGTCACGCGAATCAGGACGTGTAAAAAATTTCTTGATGCGGTGAACTTCACGGGTGGCACAAATGCAACGGCTGACCCAACAGCAAAGTTTGAAGATGAAATTTGGTATATCGACCGTGTTGCCAGTGAGACCCCAGAGCTTGTGGAGTTTGAGCTGGTCAGCAAGCTTGATCTGGCAAATCTGCGCCTTCCTCGTCGTCAGGTTGTTGAGCACTGCCAGTGGGAGTATCGCGGACCGTTTTGCGGTTACACCGGCAGCAGCTGCTTTGACTTAAACGACAACCCGACATCAGCAGCAAACGACAAGTGCGCCAAAAAGATCTCCAGCTGTGAAAAGCGGTTTACGTCTGGTGATTTGCCGTTTGGAGGATTCCCTGGTGCAAGACTTCAAATCTGACGCAAAGCAGCACGCATTGCAGCAGGCACCGAAAGAAGCCTGTGGCGTTTTAGTCAATGGTCAGTATTGGCGTTGTCGGAACATCGCTGACGATCCAGAACAAGATTTCGTCATCAACCCCTCTGACTATGCAGCCGCTGCGTTGTTCGGAACGGTTGAAGCTGTCGTCCATTCGCACCCGATGGGCGGTCGCGCTAGCCAAGCTGACATCAAGGCTTGCAAAGGGACGAAAGTCCCGTGGCACATCTATTCAATGCCTGAGGACCAATGGTCAACTATCAACCCCTGCTAGGCAGGCAATGGAACTATGGGGTGTGCGACTGCTTCACGCTGGTGCGTGACTATTTTGCGCTGGAGGGCGTCCGGTTGCCGGACTTTGCACGGCCTGAGGATTTAGAAACATGCGACAGCATTTTTCTGGAGCAGGCAGAGCGTGTTGGCTTTGTGCGGGTTGATTTTGCTAGTCGCTTGCCTGGCGATCTTTTGGTCCTGAAGTTAGGGACGAAGGCGCCAATGCACGGCGCAATCTTGTTGTCAGACGAACGAATCTTGCACCAGCGCCAAGACTCCCTAAGTGCAATCGAACCATTCGGGCGATACTATGCTTCTAGGGTCGCAGCGGTCTTTCGCTATGCAGCAGACCGTTCGGCTGCTAGGTGAACTGGGGGAACGGTACGGCGCAGAGCACCAGTACCACGATCTGCAGTCGCCTGCTCAGGCGCTGAAACTGCTGTGCATCAACTTCCCAAAGCTGCAGGATGAACTGATCCATGCCCACGAGCAGGGCATTGGGTACAAAGTGATTCAGGCAGGTTTGGAGCTGAACTATGACGACCTGGCTCTGCCGTTTGGCAAGAACGATTTGATTTTGACGCCTGTTATTGCAGGTAGTGGCGGTGCAGGGCGGATATTGGCTGGAGCTGGATTGATTGCAGCATCGTTTCTTTTCCCTGGCGCTGGATTGTTTGGAGCGGGCCAAGGCATTGGTTTATTCGCTGGCGTGTCTGCGAAGGTCGGCACAGCAATTAGTGCTATTGGTGCGGGCTTAGTGCTGGGTGGCGTCTCTGACATACTTTCACCGCAGCCCCAGCTTGGTTCATTTGACGGTTTTGATGGATCGCAGCGGTTTAACAACCTTGCCGTTGGTGATCGGCAAGTAGGCGTTAGTGCTGGTCAGTCTTACGCCTACAACGGCCCTGCCAATGTCGTTGGCGTTGGAACGACTATCCCTGTCGCTTATGGCACGG